CCTTTTTAAACTGCTCACGGCTGATGCCCCATTTTGCAAGGTAAGGATACGGATCAACGTGGTCAGAGTAATTGCGAGGTTGGTTGTATGTGCAATATTGATGAGTCTTGATGCCTGCAAGGCTATCAGAGTCAAGAGTTTTAGGGATGCCTGCTTCATCAGCGAGGTTCCGTAGAAGCTCAACATAGAGCTTGTAATCGCGCATGAATTCTTCCTTGGTTTCATGACTCTCAATCAGTTCTACCTGACCATAACCCTCTACGTTCCAGCCACCTCCTACGTCGTATGCCCCCATGTCTGTGTACCAGGTCTGCATCACACGGCCGTTACCGACGACATGTGAGAAAAATCCTGAATCAACTGGGCGGCGCATGTGGTAGTCTGCTTCATTTTGAGCTGTTGAGTTTGGATTACCAGTTGAATGAGCATGAATCTGACGATATGGTTGTTCCCCAACTTGTGGAAGGTCAGTTCTTAATCTACTTGTATCNCCAGGCTTCGTTCATCTGCTTAACTGCAGACTCGACAAACGTATCAAGGTCTTTATCTGTCATGCTGATGTTATATTTGGTGAGCTCAGCACGGATTTTAGTTCGTGCTTGCTCCAGCTTCTCTTCGCCTTTAAACCCAGTTTCTGAAGCAACCTGCTCAACTGCATTTACTGCGTTCTTAGCAAGGATTTCAACAATCTTGATTGTCTTTTCTCCGCCTTTTTTGATAAGGAAATCCTTAATGGCTTTGACTGCGATACCAGCCAGGATAGTCAAGATTCCAGTAGCTGAAGCTACGATAATTTCAGTAATTTGTTGCATGTTATTCTCCTTTTTCGATTTCGTCCATGCGGTCGTTCATGCGAACCATTTCTTTTTGAATGTCTCCGACCGTGTGAGTGATTGTGGTTAATTCTGTAGTGGTCTTTTCAAGATGAGTCATCAAACGCTCTTCTCGTCTGTTAGAGTCGGCTTTTGATTGCTCATGCAGATCCATAATCTTCTTCTCTCGCTTATCCGAAGTCTTGATAAGATATCGAATGATAATAAAGAAAAGTAAGATAAACAAAATCGCCCAAGCTACCTGACTTTGAGCGATTTTTTCAGCTTCTTCAATCGGCATACAACCTCCTTCTACTCGATACGTGGCATGACCACGGTAAGCACACCTTGCTGAAGCATATCAGATAGTGACTGATCTTTCCAAGTGTAGCCCTCTGTGGCTTGCATTTGGAACTTGAAAATAGTCTTGGTTCCTTTTGGCCATTTCGGATTTGTATCAAACGGATAAGCACCTGAGATGATGTCTCCGTTGTTGTAACGTTTGTCCTTAGCAAGCGGTTTGATGAAATTTGCTACCTTTACATAGGCAAAGGTCGGCATGCCACCATTTTGAGATACTACCACGGCACTCAAGACCTCAGTGATAGCTGACACCATGTCGAGGTTTTCCTTATTCTCTACTGTCGCTTGCTCTACCTTAGTTGCCATTTCTTTATTTTGCTTGAGCTGCGCCTCTACCTGGTTGAATTTCTCCTTTTCGGCACGCAAAGGAAAGTTTTCCTGGTAAAGAGCCTCAAGAGCTAACTCAAAAAGTTCAGTATTGGACAAGCTGATTTTGTCAGCTGGTAAGAAAATTGGCACGATAGCACTGTCTGCATTGACTAGCGTGACCTTGGTAGCTGATGCTGTTCCGCTCGCATCAAATTCTTGTGATTTTGAACCGTATTCTAATTTCATGCTTTCTCCTTTTTAAATTTTGAAAGATACATTATCAAAGTTAAGCCAAGTAGCGTCAACGTTTCCCTTGACGACTATGTTACCGCTCGAATAGAGACCTAAAACAGCCGTGCCATAGCTATTATTTAGAGCTGATACAAACATAGTTTGTTTAGGTCTAAAGCCGACAGGTAAGACACCAATAACTGTCTCTTTTGTTGTTCTGCCTTTGTAAGCCGTGCCTCTGATGTAAACCACTCCATCAAATGTTTTTGAGTACTGAACTTTGTCGTACTCAGGATGATGTACCCAGCTGTTTTGCAAAGGCAGGACTTGCCAAGGTGTTCCTTGGGTGGATTTTTGGATGTCATCTTTAGTAGCAATCTCTTTCCAGTCACCCCAGCGGTTATCCATTCTATACCTTACTAGCATTGTTTCAGTGGTAGCCGTCCAATAAGTCTGCACAATATATTGAGCGTCATCATAGACTTGAACCAATAACCAGCCATTCTGATTTCTTGGTCTATCAGGAGCACTGTGGCTATAATACATACCATTTTTAAGGATATTATCAAGACTTTCTTTCGTTAAAATAGAAATTCCGTTATTACGTGTCAGCTGATGCTGCTGAATAGGCTGGTCATTAGCATAGATGTCACCCTTAACATCAAGCGCTCCACGCTCACGGATTTTGTTGACCCCAACCCCTGAGCGGTCGTAAGACAAAACTACGCTTTCTGTGGGCACGTTGACCATGAACTCAGTACGAGTGAATTTGTCCTCTAACGTGCCAATGACAACCCATGACTGATTAGCTAGATAATTGCCTGCAAGATTAGCCTGAGAATTGACTAGGTTTGAGATACTTGTCCATGACCCAGTGGCTGGTCCATTGTCAACTGTGTAAGAGTTAGTCCCTAGTCGAGCAACCTTAAAAGTCAAGGTCATTGAGTTCTTTTGACTTCCTGCCACTGTCAGAGGGGCGATTTTGGCATTTCTCGTAGCGGTCAAGGTGCTAGAGGTTGAGCCTGTTCTAGCAATACTAAAGCTGAGAGCAGGGGCAAAATACTCAAGCACAGTCACGGATACCTCTTTAGTATCCGACCATCTGCCACGGCTATCAGAGACGCTTGCTCTGATTTTGATGGTGCCGTTATAATTCATAATGCCCAGACTTCCGCCATTAGAGCTTGTAGACTGGTTTTTGCCGATAATTTCAGCATAGTATCCAGTGATGGATGAGCCGTAGGAACCGACTGCTCCATTAAATGCTACTTTGATGTTAGAGATTACCTGAATGAACGTGTTCTCACTTGGGATGAGATTTTGAGCAGCACCATTCAAGTCTGACAAGGAAACTCCTGTAAATGTGGGTTTTACATTTGCTGGTACGCTAGCCGTCAAGGTTGTTGACTGGGTGCCTGTCTTTGTAGATCCTGAGTAGGTATCTACAAAGATTGTCCCCGTTC